AACAGCGACTTGATGCGCACCCGGAGGCCGGTGTCGACCTTTGCCGCGAGGTCGGCCGGGTCGTAGATCGTGACGACCGCGGTGTCGGCCGCGTAGCGGCTCGCGAGGGTGAACGGCTTCTTGCTCGGGGCGGTGTCCTTGTGTGTGCGTGTGCGGCCCATCGTCAACACTCCTTGAGGTAGCCCTCCACTCCCGCCGCTGCACACGGCAGCAGCCAGGTCTCCCCGAACTGCCAACGGCGGGAGGGAGGGCGTTCACAGAACCCGCGAATCGAACCCGACGAGGGGTGTGCGCCCCGTCGGCCCTGCCGTGCTATGCCGCGCTCGAGCTGATCGTCACCGGGCCGGCGTCGAAGCCGGTCGCGGCCACCTTCGGGCCGACCATGATGCCGAGCGTGACCACCTTCGCGCCGTCGCCGCCGCCTGCCGGCGCAGACAGACTCTCGATCTTCACGCGCGGGAGGTAGAACGCGAGGCAGTTCTTCGGCGCCGTCATCAGCTCCTGCAGGAGCAGGTGAATCGAGAACTCGGTCTCGGCGTCAAAGAGCGTGAGGTCCGAGAAGTCCGACCGCAGCGCCGAGATCGTGCCCTTGACGTCGAGGATGTTGTCGAAGATGTCGGGCGAGACGAACGACCCGAGGACGGCCTGCGGAGCCGCGCCGATCGTGAAGTCGAGGTCGAACCCCGTGAACGTCGCGACGACCGACCCGTTGTACACGATGCTGGCGTCGTCGGCGATGAGGCCGAGGCCGGTCGTGAGTGACGGCGACGTGAACCAGGGCGACGTGCTCGTGACGAGCGCCGTCCGGTCCATGCCCATCATGCGCATCTGGAACTTCGCCATCTCGCCCGGACGGCCCGACACCCGCACACCGGTAATCCTGCAGCCGAGGAAGAGCTCGGACAGGTCGATGTCCTCGTCGTACTGCTCGACCGTATGCGAGTAGCGGGTCGGTGTGGTCGGGGTCTTGACCTTCTTGAGGATGGTCAGCGTGCCCGACGCTGTGGCCGCGAGCGTGGTGAAGGCGCCCGTCGTCGAGACGATCGTCACCGAGCCGATCGAGATCACCGGCGAGCGGAGGTTGTTGTTGCCGTTCACGCTCGTCCCGGTCATCGTGAAGATGTCGCCGACCCGGATCCCCTGCGAGCCGACGAAATCGCCGGCCGCCGCCGTCAGCGTGTTCGTGCCGACCGCGATGGTGGTCATGGACGCGAACCCGATCGAGAACGCGGTCACCCATGCCGAGCGCATCACGGCCTCGAGGGCGAGGTCCGTGTGACCGCCGACCGTGAGTTCGCCTTCATACGAACCGTCGACGATCTTGGAGCCGAGGCGCCCCATCGAGCTGACGCCATCCTCGCGGAGTTCGACCGAGTTGATCGCCGCCCGCTTGAGCTCCAGTCCGGGCGAGGCGATGAGACGCACCCGCGTCCCGTTGCTCGCGGTCGCGGCGGTGCCGGTCGTGGTCTCGCGCTTGATCACGACGTTGACGTTTGCGTTGGTCTGGATTGGCATGACGGGTTACCTCGAGAGGGAAATCAGTAGCTGTTGGCCGAGCGCACCCGGCAGGGAATCGTGATCGGGACAACGGCCCACCCGCCGCCCGGTGCCTGCAGGAGCTGTCCGCGATAGGGCGCGGGATTCGTCCGCACGACGACGACATTGCCGTCCGACAGTACGAGCGGCGTGCGTGGCGCGAAGAGCGCCAGGAGCGCGTCGGAGGCCTTGAACAGCGCCGCGGTCGACGTGTTGGCGAGGCCGTAGAGCCGGAGGACGTACTGCGGGAGCGTCTCGACCTGTCCGTACTGGCCGAGCGTTTCCTGCACTGCGGGGCCGGGGAGATAGTCCTCCTCGACGAACCACCGACCGGCGACCGGCGTAAAGTCGATGTTTTCCCATGCGCGGAGCGCGGGGAGTCCGACACTCACCGTCTTGCCGGACGCCGACGCCTCGGTCGCGAGCCCATCGCAGGTGAGCGACAGCGCCGAGACCGCCGTGACGCGGTGCGCCCCGTTGTTGCCCGAAACGCTGAATCCCGCGCCGGTGACTTCCATGCCGACGACGAACCCGTCCGTGATGAACGACCCGGCCGCGCGCACGTAGGCCGCGGACGTGACCGAGAGCGTCGTGCTCCCGGTCGTGACGACCGACAGCGTGAGCGCCTGGGTGCGGAGCGCGGTCAGGGCGAGTTGGTGGTCGATCATTGGACCTTCGCCGCCTCGGCTGCCGCGAGCCGCTCGAATCCGGCGACGGTCAACTTGACCGAGTGCGGGCCGTGATTCCTGAACGTGACGCCGCGAACGTTGTCCTCGACGATCGGCGCATACTCGACGTTCGTCGAGATAGTCGCCGCGCGATCGGACTCGAACGCCAGAATCCACGATGCCGCGAGATTTCCGGTGTCGACCGGCTGCCCTGGCGCGCCGGTGATCGGCGAGCCGTCCACGATCGAACCCTTGACCGCGGCTGCCGTGTTCGTGAATACCCGCTGCTCCTTCGCGCGCGTGCGCTCGAGGAAGCGGGCGAGGTCGTTGCCGAAGGAATCACTCATCGGGCCACCACCACGGCGGGCGAGAGGATCGCGCTGCCATCGGGCGCGACGTTCGTCACATCGCGCACCGTGTAGGTCGTGCTATTCCATGTGACCTTGCTCCCGAGCGCCGGCACCTGGGCGTACGTGGTCGGCGTGAACAGCAACGTGGCCGCTTCGCCCTGCGTGAGGCCGAGCGCCTCGTACCGGATCGGGTTGCCCTTGACCTGCACGGCGTAGCCGCTCACCGTCGATGTCGAGGGCGACGACCACGTATCGGTCGACGGGTCGTAGGTGCCCGGCAGCGTCATGGTGAACGCGGCCGCGGCCCCGGCTTCCGTCACCGTGGCGAGCGCGTCGGCGTGGGTCTCGGCGTACGACACCGACTAGCCCCGCTGAATGGCCGCGCCGGCGCCCGATCCTTCGAGCAACGGCTTGATGAACCGCATGACGCTCGGGAACCGGGCGAGCCCGCTCGGCTTCTGCCACGGTTGCCAGCGCGTCGTGATCACATCGACCGTTTTCTCGATGACGCCGAGATTCGGGTCGAGGGCCGCGACATCCGTCGTCCCGGCCTTGATGAACTGCAGGGCGAGTTCCGCGGTCGCGTCCTTCACGCGCTGCGGGATCTCGTTGGTCGCGTAGTACGACCACGCGAAAAACACGACGTCGGGATTGATCGCCCACTGGCGCGGCCAGTTGAGCGCCTGGGTGGTGTCGACGTTCGACCCCTTCCACGGCAGGACGTTGAGCGCCCGCGTGGCCTCGACGAGCGCGCGGTTCTGGTTGTCGGTGGTGGCCGACTCCCAGGCACTCTCGTTGAGGCGGGAATCCATGTAGGTCTGTGCCTCGGCCAACGTGAGGAAACTGTTGGCCGATGCCCCGCCCACGGTCGCGACGATCGTAACTGCCATCGGAAATCCCGAGGAAGGGGCGGGGTAGGGTGGCGCCTACCCGTTCCCTTGATCTCGGTGCTAGCCGCGGACCTTCGCGGCGAACTCCTTCCGGACCATGCCCGCCCCGTACAGGATGTCGTACGAGAACGTGGTCTGCTTGTACTGCCGGCTCACCTCGAGTCGGAGGGCGATGCCCGTCACCGGGTCGACCTGCGAGCTCACGATGTTGGCGGGTGTGGCGATGTCCGCGAGCGGACGGGACGCGAACGCGAAGGCGTCGCGGTGGAACACGAGGTTGGGCACGTACGCCGTGGTGCCCGAGACGTTGTCCGAGACCACGAGCGCCGAGCCGGTGGCGACCGCGGTGCGGAGCCCCGGGTAGAAGCTGATGGCCTGCGTGACGGCGAGGAGTTGAGCGTTGGTACCCACCCCCTTCGCGCTGATACAGATGGTGATGAGATCTGTGACGGTGAGTTTAACGCACCTTTGGACTGTGATCCCGCGGTGAGTACTGGAGGAGCCATTGGTTATTGTGTCTGTCTGGCCGGTCCTGATCCTTGTCCCGGCTTTGCCGCGAATTTTGACGATCCTGACGATGTCTCGCATTCCGCAAAAAGGGTGCAGCGTATGATTTTAAACAAAACAATACCGAACTACATAGAAAAAGAGCTGTTGGGCTCTATGGCAGATATGGCATTGCAGCGTGCTATTGTCCGCTCCTCTGCGATTACGGAGGACTCAGGCATGCACTCTTGGGCTGGCCAGTTGAAAAGTGTTACTGGTTCCGACAAACATAACCTATCAAAAGATATAAAGCGTGTTTGGGCTTCCTTATTCTCGCAGCACGCATTGGAGTATCGCCATCAGAACAGGCAATTAAGGAAA